ACCGCAGGCCTAACGGCTTTGCGGTCTTTCTATTTATCCTGAAATTGTGGTGGTGATATGGCGAAATTAACTGCGAAACAGCAAAGATTTGTAGATGAATATCTGATAGATTTAAACGCTACACAAGCGGCGATTCGAGCGGGATACAGTGAAAAAACCGCGTTTTCTATTGGAACTGAAAACCTTAGAAAACCTTTAATTCAGAAAGCAATTCAACAACGAAAGCAAGCGCGTGAACAGCGTACCGAAATCACTCAGGATCGGGTAATCCAAGAATTAGCGGCTATTGGATTTGCGAGGGCAACAGATTACGCAAAAATAGTGCCAGGCGGCGGGGTTGATTTTGTTTCTACCGATGAGCTTACAGAATCGCAAAAAGCTGCGGTTGTTTCAATTAAAGAAACACAAAACGGAACGGAAATACGGTTGGCCGATAAACTCAAAGCCCTAGAGCTGATTGGTAAGCATCTAGGTATGTTTGATAGAAACACAAATGGAATTGACCAAGAAATAGAAGATGACCCGTTAACAAAAAGCATTGAAAAGGTGATCAGCGATGGCGGAAGGCTTGTCGAATAAACAAATACAGATTCTGACGTTTTCAAAAACTAGTTACCAGGCTTTGATCTGTGACGGCGCGGTTCGGTCGGGCAAAACCTCTGTGATGTCGCTGGCCTTTATCATATGGGCTATGAACGAATTTAATCAAAGGAATTTTTCGATTTGCGGAAAGACCGTACAATCCGCAGTTAGAAACGTAATTACTCCGCTGTTGTCAGTAAGGTATCTTGTAAAAAACAGATATCAATTGTCCTGGTCATTCACAAACCATTTGCTTACGGTAACCAGAGGAAGGAAAACAAATTACTTTTATGTGTTTGGCGGCAAAGATGAAGGCTCTGCGGCATTAATACAGGGCATTACATTGGCTGGCGTTTTCCTCGACGAGGTTGCCCTTATGCCGCGTTCTTTTGTGGAACAGGCATTAGCTAGATGCTCTGTGGAAGGATCGCGTTTCTGGTTTAACTGCAACCCGGACGCTCCTTCTCATTGGTTTTATCAGGAATGGATTTTATGTGCAGAAGAAAAGAACGCTCTTCACCTTCACTTTTTGATGGAGGACAATCCTTCGCTTTCTCCAGAGGTTTTAGAACGATATTACAGCCTATATTCTGGTGTGTTTTATGACCGGTATATTAAAGGCGAATGGGTACGGGCCGAGGGGCTTATTTATCCCATGTTTCGAAGGGATAAGCACGTCACAGATTCCTTTCCGGACAATGGAGAATATTATATCAGCATTGATTACGGCACCTATAATCCGTTTTCCGCAGGACTATGGCTGGTAACGCCTGAAGGAATCGCCTACAGAGAAAAAGAATACTACTATTCCGGAAGAAAAAATGCGCTGCCCAAAACAGACGAGGAATATTATGCGGATTTGGAAAACTTTGCAGGTGATAAATACATAGAGCGGATTATTATCGACCCGTCGGCATCTTCTTTTATTACCTGCATTAAGCGGCATGGACGGTTTCGGGTTCACCACGCAAACAACGACGTGTTGGAAGGAATACGCAATGTAGCTACGGCGCTGAATACAGGGCGGTTAAAGTTTTCTTCTTCCTGTGAAGACGCTATTCGGGAATTTGGAAGCTATTCTTGGGACGAAAAAGGCGAATCCGATAAGCCGATCAAGGAAAACGATCATGCTATGGACGATATCCGATACTTTGTAAATACTGTTTTGAGAAAAAAATTACACAGATCATGAAAGCGGGGATAAAATGGGGTGGTTTAAGGAAATGATTAGAAATTGGCTGGATATCATACCGGCAGATAATAGGTCTATTACGATCAATGAACCTTTAAGCTTTGAAACCGAAGTAATCAGGAATAAGATATGGTATCGCGGCGACGCTTATGAACTGGAACAGCTGTATAAGCAGATCGGCGTTGGATACGGTGAAAGCTCAAGGTTTTGGGCGGCAGTGCCGGAAACTGAAAACATCAGAAAAATTCACAGCGGGCTTCCGGCAATGATTGTCGATACCCTCTCCTATATTGTAAAGTCGGATTTGAATGAGATCGAATTTGAAGACGACGAAGAAAGCAAAAATAAATGGAATGAAATATCCGAAAAAATCGGCTTTGATGATTTAGTCGGGCAGGCGGTAAGAGACGCGCTAAGCTCAGACGACGGCGCGTTTAAAATTTCAGTTGATACCGATGTATCGCCTTATCCGATTGTGGAGTTTTATCCCGCGGACCGGGTGGATTTTTTAACAAAACACGGTTATGTGTACGGCGTTGACTTTTGGACTAAGATTAATTCGGGAAAAAACGAATACCGGCTTAGAGAGCGATACGCAAAAACCAAGGATCAGGACGGCGAAAAATGCGCTTGCGTATCTTACGCCTTATTTGAAAAGGGCAAAGAAATCCCTTTGTCAACAGTAAAGGAATTGGCGGATTTGAAGACCACGGTGGTTTCAGGGGATTATCTTTTGGCCGTTCCTTTAGTGATTTATAAAAACCCACGGTTCCCGGGGCGCGGAAAATCCATTTACGATGGAAAAACGGGAGTGTTTGATGCTTTCGATGAGACGATCAGCCAATGGATTGACGCTGTCCGGGCTGGCAGAGTGCAGAAATACATACCAGAGACCATGATCCCAAGAAATCCAATTAACGGTGATCTTGGAGCGGTAAACTCGTTTGGTACGAACTTTGTAGCTGTAGAAGGAGACGATGGCTCTCAGTCTAACGACAAGATCGAAACCATTCAGCCGGAGATTAGGTATGAAGCCTACTTGTCTACCTATACGGCAATGCTTGATATGTGCCTGCAAGGGATTATTTCTCCCGCCACTCTCGGTATTGACGTAAGCAAAACCGCGTCTGGAGAGGCGCAGAGAGAAAAAAAGGATGTAACCGGCTATACGAGAAATATTATTACGGATACTTTGGAAAAGGTGCTTCCCCAGTTGGTGTCCGCAATACTCATGACCTATGACAACATGCATAATCTTCCGGCGAAAGCTTATAATCCTACCGTAAGCTTTGGAGAGTACGGCGCGCCGGATTTCAATTCCAGAATCGAATCTATTGGGAAGGCGGCAACCGCATCCATTATGAGTATCGAAAGCCAGGTGGACGAGCTGTGGGGCGCTTCAAAAGACGAGAACTGGAAAAAGGAAGAAGTGTCGAGAATTAAAAAGGCACGTGGAATTGAAGTAGTAGAGGAGCCTCCTTCTGTGGGAGGTGAGCTGATTGACTTGGCGTGAGCTGTCTGATTTATTCGTACAAATCGAGCTTGAATTGATCGCCTCACTTCGACGTAATTTAACCGCCCATAAAGCTTGGGAAGAAAAAGAGGGCTTTCGGTGGCCAGCATGGCAGGAAGAAAAAATACAAAATCTAGAATCCTTTCGCCGAGAAAATCAAGGAATCATTGGAAGATATGTTTCGGTCATTGATCAGGAGACAGAGGCTATGCTGCGGGATCAATACGCCGAAGGAATGGAACGGGTAGAACAGGAAACAGAAACCCTTCGTACAGCCGGGCATTACTTCCCGCCAGCCAGCCGTAATATTACGGAACGCAGTTTTTTCGGCGTGAATGACCGAAGGCTTCAAAGCCTGATACACGACATTCAGCACACGGAGAAAAAGTCGGAAACAGCGGCGCTCAGATTAATGGACGATGTGTACCGGCAGACCGTATATAAAGCTGATGTGGCAATGGCGGCCGGCGCGGTAACTCTTCCCAAGGCAATTGACATGGCAACAGAAGAGTTTCTGCGTAAAGGTATTAACTGCATTGAGTACAAGGACGGAAAACGAGTAAACATTGCGGATTATGTTCAGATGGAGCTTAGGACAGCCGCTACGCGCTCCTATTTACAGGGAGAAGCTAAAAAGAGAGCTGAACTGGGAATTGATACCGTCCTGGTATCCCAATACGGAGCCTGTTCCGAGACTTGTCTGCCGTGGCAGGGCAGAGTATATATAGACGATATATGGGGCGACTGGGCTGGGGAAAAAAACGGAGATCTGGGAAGAAACAGAAACGGGAACTGGTATCCGCTTCTTTCCGTGGCAGTAAAAAACGGATTGTTCCACCCAAACTGCCGCCACACCTTATCAACGTGGTATGAAGGAATCAGTACATTGCCTAAACCGATGAATAAGGAGACAATACGCCGAAACTCCCGGCTGGAGCAAAAACAGCGGGCAATGGAAAGGGAGGTTCGAAAATGGAAACGGTTGGAGATAGGTTCCGCAGTTCCGGAGGACAAGAAAAGGTATTCTCGCAAGAGACAAGCGGCGCAAAAACAGCTGAAAGAATTTGTCAATCAGCACAGTAATGTTTTACGCCGAGACTATTGGAGGGAAAAGGTCTATCCTTCGGCACAGGCTCTTGAAAAATCCAGTCAAAAGATTATACTTAATGATGTAAATTTAATGCCGTTGCCTATAAATTCTGAAAGCCTTTCGTCAATCCAATCCTTTCCTTGTGATCTTTTGTCCCCTCAACTACAGAACAGGCTCAAAAATGAACATAAAAAACTTTTGATTTCTGTTTCTGGCAGACCTTTGGGAACAGAAGCCGGAGCAACTTACGATTTGCAAATGAACCGGCTAAACAGCGTTGTTGGTGAACCGGGAGCTGGAAATATCAAAATTCCAAAAGAAACTGTCCCGTACATAGTAATGCATAGTCACCCTACCGGTGAAACTTTCACGCACACGGATTTGATCTTATTTGCAAAAGATCAAAACATGAAAATGATTACAGCGGTAGGAAATAACGGCTTTATTTATGCTGCCGAGAAAACAGATTCGTTTTCTTTGCTGGAATTTAACCGCCTTTGGGAAGATGCAAAAGCTATGTATTCTGACTATTTGGATACGCCGAAGAAGTACATGAATTGCATTGAATACGTACTGAAAGGGGTTGAACGATGTGGGATCAAATATCACACCACACGAGCGTGAAAAAATGAAAAAGTTTTTACAGGAGCACCCGATTAATCCGGAGTATGACGATGAGTGCGAGTTTCTAGATGGAAACCCACCAGAGGATCAATTAACCGCACGGCTGTACCAGGCTGTTTTAGATGAAAATCCGGAATCATAACCACCCGCCCAAAAAGCAGGGTGGTATTTTTATACCTAAATTTAGGAGGCAGCCATGATATGTCCATATAATGTTAAAGTCCATGTTACCGTACAGCAATGGGTTCAGGAGTACAGTGAAGAAAACGAGAACCAATTGCCCACGGGTACTACAAGGACAAACGAGTATTTTAAATATATGGAATGTGTCCGCGAAAACTGTGGCGCTTTTTATAACGGCAGGTGTTGTTACAACGGCGAATAAATTCAATATTGTTTGATTAAGCAGCTTTCAGGCTGCTTTTTTATGCCCAAAACATGCTGTACGGCGTAAAACTCTGCAAGGAAATTTAAGGCCGACAGGCTATAAAAGGAGCGGATTACGCATGAAAGAAATGGAACAGGAAACTAAAGTTGAGACCCAGGAAGAAGACCAAAAGGACGATAAGCAGGAAGAACAGACCTCTGCCGCTAATTTACCGAAGACGCAGGAAGAACTTGACGCTCTCATTGAAGGGAGAATTAAGCGTGAACACAGGAAATGGAGCAGGCAGCAGGCGCAGCAGTCCCAAGACACCGCACCGCCGCCAACCGTGCCGCAGGAAACGCCCGCGAGTGATGCTTACCAGAAAGAATTAATGGAAGCAAAAGCGCAGATAGAAGCTTTCAAGAACGGTGTGCGGTCTGACGCTGTGGAGGACGCTGTATATCTGGCTGTTCGGGAAGTTGAGAAAAGCGGTGACGAGGTGGACGAAGATACGATCCGAGAAGCGCTTAAGACCGTATTGAAGAGACACCCGTCCTGGAAGAACACAGAGAAGCAAAAAACGGGGATCAAAGTCGGTGCGGACGCGGAAGGCTCGGAAGGAAATTCCAAGAAATCTTCTGCGATCTCCGGAAAAGTAATTTTTTAAGTTGAAAGGAAGATTTATTTATGGCAAGAACAAATGCGATTAGTTTGCTTGCAGGGGCGAGCACCCCGGCAACCCTGGCGGAAATTTATGGCCTGGTAATTGAGAACGTACAAAAATCCACGCTTTCCACGTCGTTAAAATCACAGCAGTATACGGGCAATCCCGCCGCAGGTTCCGTAGAGTTTAAGCGTTTTGCAAACAGCGAGGCGAAAACCTACGGCACCGCGCGAACCGCCGCAAAGGGCGATAAGATTACCGTTCCTCCCACCACTGTGAATCTAAGCACCCATAAAGAAATTGTGGAAGAAGTCGCCAAGTTTGATCTTGACACCTTCGGTGTGGCTGGAATTATGCAGCGCCGGGCGGACAATCACGTGCTGACGATGGCGGCTGATCTGGATCGCGCTTTTTTTGCCGAGGCGAATACATCAGGGACGGCATTTACACCCGGCAGCGGCGTAACGGAAATTCAGGATATTGTGGAAAGCATGATTCAAACTTTAGAGGTCGTTAAAAACGACTATACTGACGGCGTTGACAGAGGCATGATGGATTTAGTGCTGTCCCCGGCCCAGTACGGCAAGCTGCGTACTTTTCTGGATACCCAAAGCAATCCCAATGTAGACACCGCCGGTGAGGAGTTCGGTATGTATCACGGTGTGAGAGTGTACAGCTGTACCAGGCTTGCGGAAAAGTGTAATGGACTGCTTATGATTCGCGGTGCGGTTGCGCAGCCTGTTGTTGTGGATCAGTACAGCAACCCTGAAAAAATCCCACTTTCCAACGATTTTGCAGTAAGCCTGTTTTACGATTACGGGACCAAAGCCCTCACGCCAGACTTAATCTTTAAATGGACTGCCACCGAATAACCAGGAGGCCGCTATGAAGATTATCAACAAAGAAACCGGCGCGATATTGGAAGCCTCTGACGAAATCGCAAGGGGCTATCTTAAAAATCCTTCCTTTGTCCAGCTAAAAGAAGAACTGCCGGTGAAGAAACGCGCCCGTAAGGAGGAGTGACAAATGGTGTTGAGCGTGGAGGAATACAAGGGCATGAGCCGGTTGGAAAACTTTCCCTCTGACGACGCGATTAAAAAAGTAATTAAGGAAGCGGAGGAAGACGTTAACATCATGACCTACGGCCGCATTTACGCACGCGGGTTCGATACGCTCAGCGCATTTCAACAGGAAAAGGTCAAATTGGCGGTTGCCCGGCAGGCCGATTTTAGAAGCCAGTATTCCGACCTGCTGAGCAATCCCCTTTCCTCTTACTCTATTAACGGAGTATCCATGAGCTGGGATAAAAGCGTGTTGACAAAAAGCAACGGGGTTGATACCTCACGTGACGTGACCGGCGTGTTAAATCAAACCGGGCTGACTTATCAGGGGGTGTACTGATGAAATGGCCTGAGCTTGTACCGGATTCTGTCTGTACGATTCCAGTTAAAATCCAGTTCGAAGATGGAATTAACGAGGACGGAAGCCCGAAGAAAGCCGTTCTGTTTGAAGGAAACTGCAATTACTCCGAGAATTCCAAACAAGTGCTTGACCAGGAGCGCAGGCTTGTTCAGCTTCAGGCTACCGCCTTGTTTAACGGCGATATCGCTCCTGGATTGGATATTTCCGGCGAAGTGGTGATAAACGGCGGAACAGTAATTAGAAGGATCTATTCTTCTTCCCGCGCTAGGAATCCCGACGGAACCGTAAACTTCACAAAATTGGAGTTGATGTAATGAGTTTGAAGCTGAATATGCAGGAAATCAAAAGGTTAAATAATGCCGCCGTCCGCGCGATGGAACAGACTGTTGATGCTCTGCAAACCGAAATCAGAACCGCGCAGGTAATGCCCTATGACAACGGCGATATGCAGAATAATGATACTTTTACAGAGACGTCCGTTCATGATCACGACATCGAATCCAGGCTGATTACCGGTTCCGTGCAGGCGCGCAGGCTGTATAATCACCCGGAATATAACTTTCAAACCGTTAACAACCCAAATGCAGGAGGCAAGTGGCTGGAACCGTGGATCAATGGAGAAAAAAAGGATTTCGCACAGACGACATTTAACGCGCTGTACAAAAAGGAGGTAGAGAGGGGTGACGCTTGAAAATATAGTGGCGTGGCTGAAAGCTTTAGACCCTGAGCTTTCTGATTGTATCGCGGCGGGCAGTATTGACGGAAGCAAGGAAAAGTTTGTTGGCGTCTATAACGACGGTAAGGTAAAAGGAAACTCCCGGATTTGTCTTGGAGGGGCGGAAAACGTTAGGTATGCTTATAAAAATGTTACGGTGCTGATCCACTGGACAAATAACGCTTATCAAGCGGAAAAGAAAGCGCAGCAAATCTTTAACCTGATTTATGGGAGCTGCGGCTTATTGATGGGCAATGTTCCTGTTGTTTCTGTTGATCCTGGAACGCGCCCTGTTTCCGTAGGAAAAGACGAGTACGGGATTTTTGAGTACGTAATTAACATGGAAATTTGCTATGAAAGGATTTGATACTATGGCTACTACTGGAGTTCTTCCTGTATTTAAGAACCAATTTAAAGTAAGCACCAGCGGGCGCGGAGATTCTCCTACTATGGCGGTGGTAAAGGAAATGGAAACCTTTTCGGTTTCTATGGACGGCAATGTGGAGGAATGGACCCCGATGGACACCGAGGGCTGGGGCCGCAGGCTGACGACTGGAAAAATGTTTACTATTTCATTATCGGGGAAGAGAAATATCGGTGACAGCGGCAATGATTATGTTGCGGGCCTTGCGTGGAAAACCGGAGAGGACTGCAACAGTAAAGCGGAATGGACCTTTCCAAGCGGTGCGAAACTTGAGTTTGACTGTGTAATCAATGTAACCACCCCGGGAGGCGGAGATTCCACTAATGTAGATTCGCTGGAGTTTGATTTGATGTCTGACGGAAAACCAACGTACACCCCCGCAGGCTCAATTTAAAAAAGTACAGGCGTAGGCTCCCGTAACCGGGGGCCTATTTCTTTTAAATGGAGGAATAAAAAAATGAAATTATATACCATTGATAACGCGCTGCTTACTGAATGCCCTGAAATCAGGATTGGGGATAAAGTATACCCTTTGGACGACAGACAAAAGACCGCAGAGAAGGTTATGAAGCTTATTCCGGAAGACGGCGCCGACAGCAGAAAAGAAAGCATGAAGATGATCCGGGAAGCCTTTGCCCTGGTTTTTGGAAAAGAACATGCTCAGGAAATCGATGATATGAATTTAAGGTATCCGGCTTATCTTCGCCTTTTTGAAACTGTGATCGCCGCAATGAGCGGAGAGGAGCCGGAAGACGTGGCGAAACGATTTCAAAGCTCAGAGAACAGGCCTTCAAAATGAAGTGTGGTATGACCTGGAATACGACCGGGTTTTAATTGAACAGAGTATCGCGAAGCAGTATCGGGTGCTGCCTTCGGAACAAGGCGATCTACGATACTCCGATTGGATCAAAATGGTAAGCGGCCTTATGGACGACACGCCGCTGGGACGTATTGTCATGATACGCTCAGAGACTGACAAAGAACGTATTAAAAATTTTTCTCCGGAGCAGCGCAGAATCCAATCCGACTGGAAAAGGTTCCGTTCGCAGCGGCTTCAGCATTTTGATTCCAATGATTACGACAAACAGATGCTTGCATTAGAAAGCATGTTTGCGTCTTTAGCGGGTGGTGAGAAAAAATGAGCACAGAAGTAGGAAGCATTTATTTATCCTTAAATTTAAAGGACAATGTACAAGCGCAAATTGGACATTTGGCTTCAAAAGCGGACAGACAGGCTGCTTCCAGCTTTAAGCGGGTTGGAGACACAGCAGGGAAAGCGATTAGCCGGGCTATGGCTAATATAAAATTGCCGACCCAGCCGCTGAATAGATCAGTGGAATCCGCGAAAGCAAAAATTGAACAGCTGCGCGTCGCAATGGGCGCGTTGGACGAAAAGATGGACGCCATCTCAAAGAGAAAATACGACGAATTATCCAGTTTTTACAAAGATGCGAACGCTTTAGACCAAGCGGCGGCAAAAGCGACGTTGGCAGATAAGGCATATCAAAAACTCGGGGCACAGTATGATAAACTGATTTTAAAGCGCAAGCAAGCGGAAATTTCTCTCGCATCTGCTATTAAAGTCGCGGATTCCCAGACGGAAGCGAAACGCCTCGCAATGCATGAGCGTGTAACGCAGGCGGCGCAGAAGGCAGCAGAAAAGCAAAAAGCGGCCGCTGAAAAAGCTGCCCAGCATCAGCAGTCAGCGGTATCGAGAGCCTCCAGCCATATTCAGTCCACGTTTAACAGACTGAGCCAAAGCATCAGAATGGCGATCAAGGCAGCCTTTATCACATCGGTGCTATATTCGTTTTTCAGGTCATTCAAAGAAATGATTTGGGGTGCCCTTTCCTCCAATACCGAATTTATGAACTCCTTAAATGCGGTGAAAATGAACCTGACAGCCGCGTTTATGCCTATCATTCAATCTGTCATGCCGATTTTAAACGCGCTGATGTCGGCATTAGCCCAGGCAACGAAAGCGATTGCCAGCTTTATATCGTCGCTCTTTGGAAAAACCTATGAGGAATCCTATGCGGCGGCACAGCAATTGCGGCAGACACAGGACGCCGCAATAGGAACTGCGGGAGCGTTGGAGGATTTAGCCAAGACTACAACTTCGGCGGCCTTTGATGAATTGAATATTATCGATCAACCGCAAAATACTGGAGGCGGTGGCTCAGGCGGCGGGGCTGGAGCAGGAGCGTCCGGCAACGCCTGGAACACGGAATCCAATGGAATAGTAGATGGCGTTCGCGCATGGGCCGAGGAAATGAAGGAGAAGCTGGCACCGCAGTTAAAATATGTGGACGATGTTTTTAAACGCCTAGACGATTTCTTCAAAAACAGCAGATGGGGAAGCTTTACCGGCTTTTTACAGTCTGCATTTTCTTTTATCGGAGAACTAGCTGCTAATATTGCGATTCTTGGTTTAGGTGATTTAGCAACCATGTTTTTGGGGTTGGTTGAATTTTTCTCAGGGTTGTCCGAATGGAACACGGTGGATATGATCAACGGCCTAAAGGATTTCACATTAGGTACGATATCACTCCCGTGGGATATTCTTTTTGCATTAGTTGACGGAATCGGAAAATTGTTCGGACAAGACTGGGGGATTTCAGATTGGTTCCAAGGAGTAAAGGATAGTATTTTAAAATTGAACCTTGGCCAATGGGCGGCCGATGCCAAGGAACAGACCTTGAAATTTTTCGGCGAAACCTGGTCACAGCTAAAAACAGGCTGGGGCGAGGTTTTTTCTTATTTAAAAGAGCATTTTACAAAATTCGGAGAGTTTTTCACCAAAACAATACCGGAAACAGCAAGCTGGGCATGGCAGCAAACTCAACAGGCCTGGAAATCAGTGGGAGAATGGTTTAACACTAACGTAATAACCCCTGTCTCTAATTTCTTTAAAGGTCTTTGGACTAACGTATCCGGTTTCTTTTCCGGTCTGTGGTCCGATATTAAAAATATTTGGAGCAATGTAAGTTCTTGGTTCAGCAACAACGTTACGAACCCTATCAAAAACGCGTTTTCGTCGGCATGGGAAGGAATTAAAAGCATATGGTCCAATGTTTCTTCTTGGTTTACCAACAATGTAATCAATCCAATTAAAAATACGTTCTCCAACCTTAATTTGCAGCTTAAATTACCGCACTTTAGTTGGTCTACACAGCCCGCGCCGGATTGGATCGGCAATATTCTGAAGGCTTTAAATCTGCCGGCCTCCATACCAAAGCTCAATGTGGAATGGTATGCCTCCGGCGGCTTCCCCACTCCCGGCCAGCTGTTTGTAGCAAACGAGCCGGGCAACCCGGAAATGATCGGTTCTATCGGCGGCAGGACGGCGGTAGCCAATAACGAACAAATTACAGAAGCCATCGCCGCAGCCGTGTACAACGCTGTAGTTTCCGCCCAGGCGCAGCAAGCGGACAGGCCAATCCAGATCAATGAGACGATTAATCTTGACGGACGCGCGGTATACCGGAACCAGCGGCAGGTAGA